CTCCAAGATTAATAATATTGTGCTCAACTTCGCAATTACCTGCGGTTTTAGTAAATCTGCCATTGAGCACGATTTTCGGGCAATCATATTTTACCAATTGCGGATAAATCTCGCAGTAAATATCCCATACCTGATTGGCCCTGGCCTGGCATTTTTGGAGCAGTTCGGTTCGCGTCATGTGGTGACTGTAGCACATTTTTGGAGACTTGACAATACCTGAGCGCCGTGTAGGGTTAAGGGTTTGTCCCTATTGACGGGTTGCAAAATTATATGCTATAATTTTGGCGCCGCGAAGTTAGTGAGTACTAACTTCGCTTTATTATTTTCCGGGTCGGATTTTATAATATAGAATCACGAGCAGGAAAATAATATTTGCCGTATAATTAAATATTAACGGCCAATGCCATTTTGGAATAATGTAGATAATGGTGAATATCTCACCCCAAAACCACATTAGCAATAATCCCCAAGTTAATCCCTCGGATGATTTTGTGCGGTAAGATTCTATAGCCTGCGGTAATCCGCAAAATGCTAATAGAATCGAACCAATCCAACCTATAATTTCCATGATTTATCCTTATAGATTTCGTCTACTGTTTCTTGCTTATTATACCTCATTAGATAATGATCGTCAAGATCATATCTTTTATCAGTATATAAAAACAACAGCAATAAAATAATCCACAAAATCCTCATTTTAATTAAGCCTTGAAATGATCCCGAACCTGAAACTTATTCCAATCATATGCTTCGATATTCTCGCGCCAATTACGCTTTTTGAGAATATTAACCAAAATGGGCAATTCAAAATCTCGCGCATCTTCTAGCGCAGTATGCGGCTCAGTAATAAAATTATTATTGATAAAACCACAAACTGCCTCGGCATTAGTTTTGAAAGTCATATTACCGTGTTTTGTGGGAGCATTGAATTGGTGATTATGCAAGGCAAATTGCTTATACTTTTTAGTTTTGCAAATATTACCTACAGCGGCTTGCCACAAACAAAACTTAGAATTGAAAACAGAAAGGTCAATACCAGTATTGGCACATTTTGACAAATCAAACGCAAGATTATATGCGGTAAGTGTGGGATTATATTTGCCAATAGCCTGATTAATCCAGCGATTAATGGCATTAACCGATGCAAGCATACGCGCACCAGATTCTAGCATGGCAGAATATTGCGCTTTACGCTTTTGCAAACCCGCATAACCCCAAATATCGTTAGTATTTTTGTCGTGGAACAATTCCATAGAATCATAATGGCCGTGAACCAATACCGCGCATTGATTATATATATTACCTTCGCGGTCACAAATTACAATAGCGAAATCTGCCACAGTATCATTAATGGTAGTTTCAGTATCGAGAATTGCGAAAAATTGCTTGCGAGCCATTGCTTGCCCCTTTGTTGACAAAACGGATAATGTAGCATTGTGCGCGCCTGGTGTCAATTGAAAATTCCTATGACCACGATAAAAAATTTCAATCGTCACCTAGGGTTTTCCCTATTGACGGGCTGCAATTTTATAAGATAAAATTGGCGCCCGAAGTTAGCGAGTGCTAACTTCGATGTTTCATGTGAAACAATCTACCATTCGTCAGTTACCCAAAACATAATAGCAAAGGCTACCAAAATCATTACAAAATAACCCAAAAACCACAACATATTAATGTCCTTGCTTGCTAGGAATATAAACACCGCGAATATTGAAATAATCGCAAACTGCCTTGAGATAACTAACATTATCTTCGTAAAATACACAATCATTACGATCTACATTCGGCAACATATCGAAAACCTTACGCAAACCATTAATCTTGAGAGTACCACCTGAAATAGTTTCACCATCAGGACGCGAAACAATAAAATCAGGATTACCTAGTTTCTCAAAGATAAATGCAAAATCAGCGGAACGCAAAACGCGGGCAGTAGCAATAACAGTAAAACAATTAACATCTGCCAAGTCGCGCTTGTAATTCTCGGCAAGGGGAAGCAGAGAATCATCAGCCGCACGATATTCATTTTCGCGCCAATAATTAAGATCGATACGCTCACCATTTGCATCAATAATGGTACGATAGCGATGCATTGAGCAAACGATTGTGCCATCCATGTCATAAATTGCGATCCTCTTAATCATGTTTGCCTTTCCTGTTGTCATGCCCTTATTCTAGCGATTTCCGCAACCCTGTCAACAACTTTTTTCTAGGGACAAACCCTTAGTTGCACATTTACAACATCAGGGAAACTCCCTATTGACGGGACGCAATTTTACAGAGTAAAATTGGCGCCCCAAAGCCCCTACGGGCTGTGGGGTTATTCCGTCAGGATTCGATATACCTTTTCAGAGTCCACATCATAGCGATTAGCGGCCGCGCGGCACGCATCCCACAAATTCATTCCAGTAAGGGTTACCAATTTTTTAGCAACCTCAACAGCAAGCATTAATCTTAAAATCATTCGTCAATCTCCTGTAAATAAATTTCCTTGATGCCAAAATCCCGTTCTATTATTTTTGCCATTTGTGCAAAAAATGGGCCGTGAAACTCTGCTACCCGCTTTTCTTCCTGCCATGCGTGAATTAACTCATGGGCAAGCAGGGTTTCAAAACTGCGCGAAGTACCTACAGTATAAATAGTAATTTTGTGCCCGATTAGTTTACCAGTGCGGTCGCTATAGTGGGGCAAATATAGCGCGTCACAATCTTTACCTTTGCGAGTTTTGATTGTAATGGTCACAGGAAAACGAATATTCAAGTGAGCGATGAGATCGTTTAGCAGTTTCATGGGTTCTATTCTACAGTGTGCAGACCAGTTGTCAACCTAGGGAAAACCCCTACAAAAAAGTCCTTGACACGGCCCAAAATTATATGTTATAATTTTGGCGCCAATAACCCTACAAACTGTAGGGTTATTGCGCTACCAATCGTAATCAGGCGTACCGCCATAATCCTCATCAGTACCCCAACCCGCTGAGGCAAGGGCCGTGGCTTCATCGCCATCCATGCTATCGTCGTAATCGTCGCGATAGTCCTCATCTAATGAGATAACCTCGGAAGGATAAATAATCTCACCGCCATATTCGAGCTGATCACGCTCGCTTGGAGTGAGATCGTTATCTCCCATAAGATTCCATCCGATCACATATTCCTGGGAATAGTCATTAGCATATTCCACCTTAGCCTTAGCCTTGGCAACCAGGTCGTCTAGCTCAGCGCCCCTAGCGTCCACATTCAAAACAGCATAGTCCAGTCCACCCTTATATTTCCAGTAAGGGTTAGCGGCATCGCCGTAGTTTTCCATGTATTGGGTAGTGATTACGAGTTTCATTATTGCATCTCCGCCTTTTGCTTAGCAACCTCAATATCGTAGATTGTTTTAACCAAGAACACAACGCCAAAGATAGCCAACATCGTCAGCGTGTACATTACATCCAACAGCATCATGCCATAGAATCCTGCGGCACACAACCCGTATGCGCTAGTGATCAGGAAGGTATTCAGTGCGGCTCGCTTGTTCATGATGGGTTCCTCAGTGAAATCAGGATTGTAGTATAACAGGGGCAAATGCCCCTGTCAATAGGTCAGGCTTTCTCAGCCTTGATGAAGTCTGCAATCTTGGCAAGTGCAGTCTTGTTCGCTTTGGTCAGCGAATCAGCATCAGCTTCGCTCAAGCCAAGAGCTTGACCAATGAAGTCAGCGTGAGCATCTTTCTTGATCGGCGTTTCGCCAGTCTTAGTCTTGTATTCCTTAGCCTTGTAAACCTTCTCGCGTGAGAGCTTAGCAACCACGCTACGCACAGTCTTGCCCAACTCCTCGGCAATCTTCTCAACGCTAACGCCTGCGGTATAATCCGCAACCATCTTCTGAGTCATCTCAGGGGTGTAGTTCACAGTTTTGTCAGCCATAGCAATCTCCTGTTTGGCAAGGGTTTATCGAATCAACAGAGTCTATTGTGCCGGACTTTGGCTTGTGAGTCAACACAAAAATTTCTATCGCCCACGCACACGCCATAGAAAAAATCAATCGGCCGGCCCTTGACGGGCCACAGATAGGACTGGTACAATAGGACAGGGCGGTTATTAGACTCTAAAAACCACATGAGCCGGCGGACCCACCCACACGCGGCCTATTGGGGAATTTTATCAAAACACCTAGGGTGCCAAAAACTCAACTTGCTCACCAACTCGCCACAATGCTATAATCACAAAAACTACCACAGGTATCAAAAATGCAACCACAACACCTACCTGCCGAAACCATACATATAAGCCCCGAAGCGCTGGAAGTAGCCAATGCGTACCTGCAGCTGCAAGACACCCGCAAAGTCGCCGACGAACTGGACTTGACGCCCGAAGTTGTTAGCGAGATCCTAAAGCGTCGCGAAGTAAAGCAGTATGTAGACAACGTGTTTATGGATATCGGCTTCAACAATCGGTTCAAGATGCGTAAAGCCATGGACGCCATTATCCAGCAAAAGTTTCAAGAGCTGGAGGAGTCCCAAACTGGCAGCACTAAAGACATTGCAGACCTGCTCCAGCTATCACACAAAATGGCCATGGACTACTTAGACCGGGAGATTCAACTGGAGAAGTTGCGACAAGCTCCACAAGGGCCGCAAAAGCAGGTCAACGTGCAGATTAACGACGACGGCACCAAGTATGGGCAGTTGTTGAAGCAATTAATGTCGGGAGAAGGTGTTTAATGTTACTAGTTTCCCGCGACGACGTAAACTGCGATGCTATACAAGAGTTTCCACCAGATCAGCGGTTTATTAAGCTGCCGATTCAGAACTACTTAAAGCTCTTAGGTCTGTACGAAACCATCAACAGACCCCAAATCGCACTAATCAACGCAATCAACGACCCTAAGTACAGGTTTGTTTGTGCAGCACTTGCTAGACGACTAGGCAAAACCTATATCGCCAACGTGATTGGCCAGTTGGTTACCCTAGTCCCAAACTGCAACGTGCTCATTATCTCGCCCAACTACAACCTTAGCTCAATATCCTTTGAGCTCCAGCGCAGGTTAATCAAGCATTTCGACTTGGAGGTGGCACGTGATAACCTAAAGGACAAGATCATCGAGCTGGAAAACGGGAGCACCATACGCATGGGCAGCTTATCCACAGTGGACAGCACGGTAGGCCGCAGTTACGACCTGATCATATTCGACGAGGCTGCACTGGGCGAGGGCGGTGAGGCAGCTTTCAACGTTGCATTGCGCCCTACCCTAGACAAGCCCAACGCTAAGGCCATATTTATTTCCACACCACGCGGTAAACAGAACTGGTTTAGTCAATTTTGGAACCGTGGCTTTGACCCTAACTTTAAGGAGTGGGTGTCGCTGCAAGCCGACTACTCGGAGAATGTGCGCATGGCACAGTCGGACGTGGACGAAGCACGCAGGTCTATGTCAAAGGCGGAGTTTGAGCAGGAGTACCTAGCAAGTTTCACCACGTTTGAGGGTCAAATCTACAGCTTAGGGGAAGATCACATTGTAGACGAGCTGCCCGAGGATATTCAGAACCTGCACCGCTGTGAAGTGATTGCAGGCTGCGATCCAGGCTACCGCGACGAAACTGCGTTTGTGGTCATTGTGTACAGTTTCGACCGTGATCAATTCTACATTGTAGCCGAGTACCTGCAAGCTGAGAAGACCACTGCCGAACACGCCAAAGTGTTTCAGGAGCTATGCACTCGCTGGCAGGTGGGCAATGTTTTTATTGATAGTGCAGCAGCACAATTTGCCAGTGACCTGGCCTATCTCTACGATATAGCAACCACCAAGGCTAAAAAAGACGTCTTACCAGGCATTGCCTATGTGCAGACACTAATCCAGCAAGGGCGGTTAAAGGTTCACAGGTCGTGTGAGCATGTTTTGGGCATGTTTCAGCAGTATCGTTGGGATACTCGTGAAGGTTTGACTAAGGAAAGGCCCTACCACGATAAATACTCACACATGGGCGACGCGGTCCGCTATCCACTATACACCTACACCATCTAATGGGCAACAAAAAATTGCGTATTGACATGCGAGTGGCTTTAGTGTATAATAACCATAGTTTTCAGGTGTAACCACAACATGGCAAAAAATACCAACAAACGAATACCAGTGAAGTGGGTTCGTGACAGAGCAAAAGCTGCTTATACAAAGCAACAAACCTGCTACGTATGTGGTACTGAACATGATTTGGAACTACACCATTTGCACAGCATAACCGTATTGCTGGAAACTTGGGCACAACACTGCGGGTACGATATCAGCACTGATGAAGGCATTTTAGCTGTTAGAGACGAGTTTATCGCAGAGCATCATGCAGAACTATATGAGCAGGTTTACACCCTATGTAATCGCCATCATGTAGCACTGCACGGTGTTTACGGTAAAACTCCAAAACCAGGGTCGGAGCCTAAGCAACAACACTGGATTGAACGACAGCGAGAAAAGCATCAAAGCGGTTCGGAGACAATACCTAAGCAAAGTTTTGGCGGGTTCTTCAGCGAATTTTGCTAGGGAAAAATTATGGGTATCGTTACAAATCTGCGGCACTATTTGGTGGAAAAGCTAAATCCTGCCCAGTACAGAATTGCTGAATCGGAAGGCACACAAGTTGGCACCGATTCAAAACCGCTAACCAACATTCAGGCATTTAAGCGGTTGGAGTCAGTTAATAGATCGGTGAGCTTGCTGGTATCGGCAGCGGCCTCCTTAGACTATGATGTAAAGTCAAAAGTAAACGACGGCGTAACCGTTGGCTTACGTCAAAAAAGTTTGAGCACGCTACTCAACTTCCGTCCAAATCCGTACCAGAGTGCAGTGGAGTTTCGTCAGTGCTTATTCACTGACCTAATCCTGGAAGGCAATGCGTTTGTGCACTTTGACGGTACGTTCTTGTACCATCTACCCAGCGCAAATGTCGAGATCTTAACAGACACCAAAACGTTTATTAAAGGCTACCGCTACAACGGTGCGGTCGACTTTAAGGAACAGGAAGTCTTTTACTTCCGTGATGTTAGTTCGGAATCGATTTACCGCGGTGCTAGTCGCCTAGACGCAGCCGAGCGTAGTATAAAGATATTATACTCAATGCAGCAGTTTCAAGAACAGTTCTTTGATAACGGTGCTGTGTTTGGTTTAGTGTTGACCAGTGAGAATACACTGTCGCAGGTCGCCAAAGACAAAACCATTAACTACTGGCTGCAAAAATACAATTCGAAAAACGGCGGCAAGCGTCCGGTCATCCTGGACAGCGGGTTAAAGCCACACAATATTTCGGATACAAACTTCAAAGAAATGGATTTTGATCAGTCGATCAAAACACATAGTGAGAAGATTATGGCGGCTGTGGGCGTGCCACCACTGTTATTGATGGGTGGTAACAATGCTAACATTTCCCCTAATCTGCGCTTATTTTACTTGGAAACAGTACTACCAATGGTTAGGCGGTATGTTTCCAGTCTCGAACGATACTTTGGATACGATGTGGAACCAATCACAAGCAGTGTTAGTGCACTGCAGCCTGAACTCAAAGACATTGCACAGTATCACGTAAGTTTAGTAAACGGCGGCGTTATCACTCCAAACGAAGCCCGCAAAGAATTGCGTTATGATCCGCTAGCCGGTCATGACACATTGAGAATACCGGCTAATATAGCCGGTAGTGCTGCTGATCCATCGCAAGGTGGTAGACCAGAGCAATAAAGGAGTATTATGGTAGACAAAGAAAAAATACTGTACTTTAATAGTAAATTTACTGCAAAGGCACTACCACAAGACGATGACGAAGATCAGAGCATAATGATCGAAGGTTACGCGTCTACCAACGACAAGGACCGCCACGGCGACGTGGTGCCCACAGGTGTTTGGGAAAAGGGGCTACAGGAATACGTAAAGAATCCTGTTATTCTTGCTTATCACAACCACACAATGCCAGTTGGTAAAATGGTAGAACACAAAGTGGACGATAAGGGATTGTGGATTAAAGCCAAGATCTCTGATGCGGCCGGGGATGTGTACAAGCTCATTAAAAAGGGCATTTTGAGTGCTTTTAGTATTGGCTTCCGCATTAAGGATGCAGAGTACAATACAGCGGCGGAAGTTTTCTTAGTTAAAGATTTGGAACTACATGAAATTTCAGTAGTGTCAGTGCCAGCTAATCAAAACACTTTATTTAACCTTTCCAAGTCGTTTGACACAGACGAGGAATATAGTTTATTTAAACAGCAATTTGCACCCAGCGGCGAGTCAGCTAAAGGGCTAGAATCCTCAACGGAAGCAAAGAGCGACATTACAAAGGAATGGAACATGGATCCAAAAGATTTAGAAAAGATGCTAGCCGACGCTGCTGCTAAGGCTGCTGAGCAGGCCACAAAGGCTCTAGTTGCTGCTCAAGAAAAGGCTGCTGCTGAGAAGGCTGCCCAAGAAAAGGCTGAAGCTGAACTGCAAGCCCGCATCAAGGCTGCTGTTGCTGCCGTTACTCCTACTGAAACCGGTGCTGAGAAGCTGCTGGCTGAAGTTGAAAAGCGTTTCGAAGCCGAGCGCGC